TCGTTGAGGCAGTAGTGCCTCGCGTGCTTTGCGCACACCCGAGAAGGTATCCAAACCGGCAATCGAAAAGGTCAAGCAAGCGGTCATCGCTACTGGCTACATACCCAACATGCTAGCGGGTGGCTTGTCCATCCATGCGGTGTCAGCATTGACCCACTCGTTCAAGTGCTTGGTCTTGAAGTTGTTCATCGCACTGGGCAACTGCATGGCCTTGGCCTGCAGCGGTCCCAGGATTTCCGGGCGCACAGAGATACCCCAGTTGGGGTTGGCCTTCATCAGCGAGTCTTCGCTGGTCCAGTCGTCCCCGTCATCCAGCCCGTAGACGATGCCAAACTGGCTGTCATCCTCAAACACGCCATCGAGCAGTCGGGTTACAAAGGTGCGTACCTCGTAGCAAATGCCTGCGCGATTGCTGCCAGCGGTGGTGATCACCCACAGAAGTGAGTTGTCTCGCTTGCCGGTACCGGTCTCCACAACGTCGTAGACGGTGCGAGTCTTATGGGCGTGCAGTTCATCAATGCAGCCGAAGTGAATGTTCAGACCATCGAGGGTTGAGCCCTCTGCCGAGAGCGCTTCAAACTTGGAGCCGGTCTGCAGCACGTTCATGTTGTGCGCACCGACGTTGACAGAAAACCGGCTGCGAAAGCCCTGCGATCTGCGCGCCATGGTCTGCGCATCGCCAAACACGATGCGCGCCTGGTCGCGGGTAGTGGCCAGCGAATACACCTCGGCACCGCCTTCACCGTCGGCAGCCAGCATATACAAAGCAAGCGCAGACGACAGTGTCGACTTTGCGTTGCCGCGCGGCACCTCGATATACGAGCGCCGAAAGCGGCGGTTGCCGTCGGACTTGACCCAGCCAAACACCGTGGTCAGGATGAACACCTGCCAGGGTTCCAACTTGATCGTTTCCCCTGCCAACGGCCCTTTGACGTGGGGCAGGCGCTCAATAAACGCGCACAGGTTGTCGGCGGGATGGAATTCCCGCCCGTCCTTGTCGGTGAGCTTTGGGTTGAACTGGTAGGGACTTGCCTTGCCCTTGAACTTTGCCAGATCGTTCAACTGCCGTTGGCATGCCCGCTGGACCCATTTGCAGGTCAGGATGTCACCGGCAACGACTGCCTGCGCATACTGACGTGCGACTGCTGCGTAGCTTTGCTGCCGACCCATACCCTGTACATCCATGTGTTTACATTCATTTCTTCTTGGGTTAAGATGTACATGTACATCCAAATAGGGTTCACCATGGCCAACACCAAACTTTTCAAGAACGGCAACTCCCAAGCCGTTCGCATTCCGGCCGAACTGGCCTACAGCACGTGGGACGTTGATCTGGTCATCGAGCGCCAAGGAGACGAGTTGCGCATCCGCCCGGCGCAGCGCCGCATGGGCGATGTGCTGGGCAAACTTGCCAAGTTCTCACCAGACTTCATGGCCCAGGGCCGAGGCGAAAACGTCGAGGGCGAACGCGAAGCTTTATGAATCCAAAGTACATGCTCGACACCAACATCTGCATCTACCTCATGAAGCACCAGCCGCCTGAGGTGCGCGAGCGATTCGCCCAGTGCTTTGTGGGGGACGTGGTGATTTCTGCGGTGACTTTGGCTGAGCTTGAATTTGGTATCGCGTGCTCAAGCACTGCGGCACAGGAATCCAACCGGTTGGCTCTGGAAAGCTTGCTCGACGACATCATGGTTGCGCCTTTTGATGCACAAGCTGCCAAGGCCTATGGCCCCATTCGCGCAGCCTACAAAGATCGCAACCGCGATGCCCTTGACAAACTCATCGCATCCCATGCGGTCGCTTTAGGGGTGACACTGGTCACCAACAACGAAGCGGACTTTGTGAACTACGCCGGGCTGCATGTTGAAAACTGGGTCAGCAACCACTGAGATCAAATCTCTTTGATCCAATTCACTATTTCATAAGGCCACTTTCATGACCAGCACACCAGATATAAATTCAACTGCTGTGGCTCAGGACTGCCTGGATCAAGTGCGACTCACGATGGACGAGGAACAAATGCAAAAGTTCATGGCGCTTTTAGATGCCCCACCGGTGGACAAACCCAAGTTGGCAAAACTAATGTCCACCCCATCGCCTTGGGAACAAAAAACGGTTCAAAGCTGATCAAAAACAAGCTGACTTCAGCCTGCAATATCGGCCCAGGGATCCAGATCAACCTGCGTATCTGTGGGCTGTGTGATGCGCGAACGCGACGCTGGCGTAAAGCCCATCTCCACCGCTGCCTTGGTCATGATCTGCGCCTGCTTGTTCGCGATGGCCAGGTACGGCGACTGCATCGGCACACCGGTGTTCGGCGCTTTGATCAGCAGTCCCGTCTTGGTGATTCCTATCTGAGCCTTGCGGTATAGGTCAGCGGCGCATGACCAAACCTCCAGCACCGACATATCGAGTTTGCGCAGCAAATGCTCGGGCGCGCTGTCAATGGCATAGCGCCAGGCCTGCTTGGCTCCGTCCGACATGTACTCGGGCGGCGCAACCAGATCCCCTTGGGGCTGTGGCTCATGCGGGTTGGTCCTGCACTTTTGCAGGGTTCCCCTGAGCTTTTTGATCTCCGTGGGGAGTGGTTTTCGTCCGGCCATCTGGGTTCAGTCGTTGGTAATCGTTAATATGGAGGCTTCAAACCCACCGGAAAACTCCCAGTGCGCAAAGCCGACGTCATCGCAAAATGCCTCGTTCAGTCCGCTCTGGCGGCTGATATGAAAGCTGGGCGTGAGGCGGTCCGATCTGCGTTTGACAAGAGCGTGACGGACAAGAGCTTTTCCAAATGGAACAGCGTCGTTGAAGAAAACGTCGCCAACTCCATCATTCGCTCGGTGGGGAAATCCAAAGCCATCAATATCGAAAAGTTCATCGCCGATCTCAACTGATCGGCTCTTAGCCCCGACCGGCGAAGCCCGGCATTAGGCTGCCTTCGGGGTAACCCCCCTAGGTTTCAATTTGCACGCGCAAAAATCTTGGCAGGCGCACGCATCTTTGGCCGCCGTCTGTAGAGATTGAGACCCCCCCGGGGGGTAGTCAGCGCCGACCTGCGGTCTCACGCGCCGTCTTTCGGTTGTGACATGAGACGCACAGCCCTTGCAGATTGACCCAGTCAAAGCGCTCGCCGCCGTCCTTGAGCGGCCTGATGTGGTCGGCAACCTTGGCAGCCACCACCCGATCCGTCGCCTTGCACGCCACACACAGTGGGTGTTCACGCAGGAATGCAGCACGTACCTCACGCCAGCGCGCGGACTGGTAGAAGCCCAGCTCAGTATCAAAGGCACGCCTGGCACGCCCGTAGTCCCGGTGCACCTTGGGGCGGTGCTGCTCGCAGTAGCCGGGTTTGTCCAGCACCAACGCGCAGGCGGGGTGACGGCATGGTGTAGGGGCGCTGCGGGGCATATCGGCTCGGTATTGGCGTGTTAGCAACTCAATCAAAAAAACTAATCGCAATTGATGCAGATAAAGCTTGGCTTCACTTGGATTCAGAGCGTTCATAGGAACGTCATCAACAACCCAAGGAGCTTTGCAAATGACCTACACCACACAGTTCACCGTCGACGAGGTCGGGTTCATCCAGATCGCGCTCACCAAGGTACTGGCAGCCGCCGCACGTGGGGAACTTGACCTAAACCTGCTGGCCCGCGAGGAGTTGGCCTCACGCGGCCTTGATACCCAAGGCGATTGGGTCGGCTTTGACCGCGCCCGCCAGATCCACAAGGTGAAGGGATCCAAGTGATGGACGCTAAACAACTGGAGCGTCTGCTCAACCAAATCGCCGCAGAGCATCTGTACATCGACACGCTGGCAACACGCAACAGCGACCGCCTGGACTTTCATGAAGTCAGCGTCTGGGGCCTCAAAGAAGCCCTGCAAGCCGCATTCACGGCTGGCCAGCAATCCAAACAAACAACCCAACCAAACTGATACCGGAGGTCAACATGAAACTCACACCCAGCCAAACCTTGCTTCTCAACGCTGCAGCCAGTCATCCTCAGCATGTGCTGACCGACTTCCCGTCCAACCTCAAAGGTGGTGCATTGATCAAGGTACTAACTAGCCTTGGCAATGAAGGCCTGATCAGCCCCCACAGCAAAGGACCAGAGGGCTCTACCCGTTTTGCCATCACCGTTGCAGGCTTGAAGGCCATTGGTATTGAGCCACCGGCCAGACCCAAACGCGAAGGCAGCAAACAGTCGGTACTCATCGATCTGATGAAACGCCCCGAAGGTGCAACCCTCCCTCAAATGGTGGTGGCCACAGGATGGCAAGCGCATTACGCCGATGTCCTGGTTATGCCGACCAACGTCGGCAACCCGGCTTATGTGGCGGAGATCGCTGCTTTGGGGTCGGCATAATCACAGCGCATCCAAGAAGGCGAGCAGTTTG